TACCTCGACGATCAGCGGCAATGGAAGCTTGCCAACCCGGCGCTAGACGTGTTCCGCGACCGCGCCGATCTGGCCGCGGCCATCGGCAAGGCCAAGCGGATGCCCGCCGACGAGCCCAAGGTGCGCAACCTGTTGCTCAATCAGCGGGTGTCGCCGGTGTCGGTGCTGATCAGCCGGGCCGAGTGGATGGCGTGCGCCGGTGCCGTCGCGTTTGAACCCGGGGAGGATGTTTTTCTTGCGCTCGACCTATCGAACACGCTCGACCTGTCGGCTTTGCTCATGGGCTCGGCGGATGATGTCGCGCGGGTCCAGCCGTTTTTCTGGAAGCCCGGCGGCCAGCTCGCCGAGCAAAGCTTTCGCGATTTCGGCAACGGCAACTATCGCTACGTCGAATGGAAAGACGCTGGACATATCGAGGTCACCGACGGGCGCTCTATCGATAAAGCGGCCATCGCCCGGCGGATCGCCGAGCTGAGCGGGCGCTACCGCGTGCGGGCGCTGGTCTATGACCGCTGGCGCATCGAGGACTTGTTGCGCGAGTTCGACCACATCGGGCTGGAGGCGCACAAGGCCGAGCCCGAGCCCGACATGGGCCAGCCGGTCACGACGCTGCCGCGCTCGGGCTTGCGCTTGGTGCCGTGGGGCCAAGGCTTCAAGGACATGGCCCCGGCCATCGACGCGCTCGAGTCCGCGGTGGTCGAGCGCAAGCTCATTCATCCCAACAACCCGTGCCTGAATTGGAACATGGCGAATGCGGTGGCGGTGATGGACCCGGCGGGCGGCCGCAAGCTCGACAAGGACAAGAGCCGATTCCGCATCGACGGCGCGGTGGCGCTGGCCATGCTGATGGGCTATCGCGCGCGCAGCCGGATGCGGCCCGTCGTTGATGTCGACACGCTGGTCGGATGAGCATCATGCAATTGCGCGGCAAGGTGAGCTGGTTCGGCGGCCCCGAGGATTTCGGCGTCGCTGCCGACGAGGGGCTGGCGTTCATCTATGACGTTGCGACCGCGCCGCATCTGTTTCTGGCGACGCAGCCGCCCAACACCACCGGGCTGGCGCGGCGGCTTAACCCGGCGGTGCCGTACATCGCGACGCGGTGGGATTACGACATCTATCCGAAAGCACAATTGGCCAGCGGCCAGTACTGCGCGCTGGTGACGGCGCTCGACACCGGGCGGGCGTTCCGCGCGTGGCCCGCCGATTGGGGCCCGCACGTCGACACCGGCCGGGTCGCCGATATTAGTTACGGGCTGATGGATTACCTTGAGATCGAAACCGACTGCGAGGTGCTGGTCGATTTCCCGGTGCCGCCGCCGCGCAGCTTGTTGACCGCATAACAGATCGTCGGCCTTGATCGGCGTCACCGGCTCTAGCTTGGTGGGCACGGTGGCGGTGATCGTTTTCGCCGTGGCCGACGGTGGCGGCGGCGGTGTTTACGGACAGCCGCCGCCGTTATTTTTCTAGAGCGCCGGGAGCGGGCCATCCGCGGCGGTTTGTTTTGCCGTGGCTTTGCGCGCGGCTTGCTCAGCGGTGCGGGCTTCGCGTTTGCGTTTTTCCAAACGCGCCAAGGTGCGCTGTGCGGCTTTGATCTTGTCGCTCGACTTGATCAGGCCGCTGATCGCGGCATCGCGCTGCGCTATCGCCCGGTCGAGTTGTTTCCGCGCGTCGGCTAATTGCGCTTCGATACGTTGCAGAGTCATTGTTTGCGTCCTTTGTTATTCGCCGCGTGACCATCACGCGACAAAACAATTTTACCAAACAACACAACACACGTGCTGCGCGAACCAAACCGCGGCGTGAATTTGTCAATGATCACGTCGACGATTCCGAAATAGCTCAACGAAAATAATTTGCATTCATGCTTTTCGTGACGGCGCTCGCTACCGCGCGCGCAAGTTGAAACGGAGCTTCAAAAAGGGAGATCTAAAATGCCGCTGGCAATTCTCGACGGCCCGACCATCCCGCGCGGTGAATCTCTGTCCGACGGCATCGATTGCTCGTCTGGCGAAATCGTGCGGATCACCGTGCCGCAAGAGTTCACCGAGGGCGGCAACCTGACGTTTCAGGTGTCGACCGACGGCAATTTTTTCAACGACCTGTTTGACGACGACGGCGACGAGATCACCGTGACGGTGCAACCCGACAGCGCGATTTACATTTCGCGGCGATGGGTTCGCTCGGTGGCGTTTCTGAAATTGCGTTCGGGCTCGCGCGACGCGCCGGTGGTGCAGCGCGAGGACTGCAAATTTGCCATCGCGGTTGACACCGATGCCGTCGCCGGTGGGCTCGGCACCAAGTTGTGACCAAGCACGCTTTCGGTCTGATCGTGCTGACGCTGGTCGTCGTCGCAATCCTGATGGTTGTTTTCACAAAATTCTGAGGGCCCCATGACAGCCAAAGCCGCCGCCTTGGTCCGCAAGGATGACATCGAGCCCAACGACGACGAAACCTATTTCGAGTTTATGTCGCGCTGCGTCGACGACGAGGGCAACGACGAGGACGAATGTCAGCTTGCATGGGATGACCGCAGCGGCGACGCTGGAGTGGTACACAAGACCAGCCACGCCTCGAAAGCCGACGGCCTCGATTTTATTCTGAGCGACGAAACGCCGGATCGCTATGGCGACGTGATCGCGGCGGATGGCTGGCAGCTCGACAATTTCAAGAAAAATCCTATCGCGCTGTTCGGCCACAGCTCGAGTTTTCCGATTGGCACGTGGAAAGGTCTGCACGTCAAGGACGGCGGGCTGCGCGGTAATCTGCAATTGGCCCCGGCGGGCACCAGCGAGCGCATCGACGAAATTCGCAAGCTGGTCGAGGCCGGGATATTGCGCGCGGTGTCGGTCGGCTTTGTGCCCATCGAAAAACAAACCATCGACTCCAGGGCCGACGGCATGTTTGGCCCGTTCAAATTTCTCAAGCAAGAGCTGGTCGAAACTTCGCTGGTTTCGATCCCGGCCAACCCGAACGCGTTGGCCATCGCCAAGAGTCTGAAAGTTTCCGACGACACGATGCGCATGGTGTTCGCCAAGCACGGCGGCAAAGACACCACGCGGACGCGTTCGGCGGCTCACCGGCAAGCACGGCCAAACGTCACGACATCATCACAGGGCAAAACCATGTCGACGCTTGCACAACGTATCAAGGAAGGCGAGCAACGCTTGCTCGTCTCTCGCGATAAGCTTTCCGCGCATCTGGAGAAATCCGACGACAACAACGTCACCGACGCCGATCTTGAGGCGCGGCAAACCTTCAACACCGAGATCATCAAAAACGAGCGCATGCTCGACTCACTGCGTGAATCCGAGAAGCTTCTCGGGCAGAGCAGCGAGGACGGCCGCACGGTAACCCGCTCGTCGGTTCCGGCGGTGATCAACGGCACCACGGCGATGACACAGCCGCGCCCGTTTAGCGTCGCTGCGAAAAAGCTACAGCCGCTCGATTTCCTGGTGCGCGCCGGGGCCATCCAATTGCTGGCGCATCGCGAGCGCAAACCGCTCGACGAGATTCGCCGCATGATCTACGGCGACGACGAGGCGACCAAGGTGGTGCTGGAGTGGCAGACCAAGGCCGCCAGCGCGCCCGCGATGACGACGGTGGTCGGATGGGCCGCCGAGCTGGTGCAACAGATCGTCGTTGACTTCATGGCGACGCTGACACCGAAAAGCGTGTTTCCGCGCCTGTCGGGCGCGGGGCTGTCGCTGACGTTTGGCCGCAACGGCAAGATCATCATCCCGACCCGCTCGCGCACGCCAACCATCGCGGGCTCGTTCGTCGGTGAAGGTTTGCCGATCCCGGTGCGTCAAGGCGCATTCACGTCGCAGACTCTCACGCCGAAAAAGATGGCGGTGATCACGACGTGGACCAAAGAGCTTGACGAGCATTCGGTGCCCGCCATTGAAGGCTTGATGCGCGACGCGATCCAAATGGACACCGCCATGTCGCTCGATGCGGTGTTGCTCGATGCCAACGCCGCGACGGTGGTACGCCCGCCCGGCATTCTCAACGGTGTCTCGGGGCTGACGCCAACAGCGGGCGGCGGTTTTACCGCGCTGGTCGCCGACATCAAACAGCTCACCAATGCGTTGTTGACCGGCACGCTCGGCAACCTCCGCAGCCCGGTGTGGTTGATGAATCCGGCACAGGTCAACAGTATCGGCCTTGTCGCGGCCCCGGGCGCGGGCGTGTTCCCGTTCCGCGACGAGATTTCGCGCGGCACGCTCGGCGGCTGGCCGGTGATCGATTCCGGCACGGTGCCGATCAACACCGTGATCGTGGTCGACGCTGCCGACTTCGTCAGCGTTTCCGGTGACGCGCCGCGGTTCGAGATTTCGGATCAGGCAACGCTGCACATGGAGGACACCACGCCGACCGACATCAGCACCGCCGGTTCGCCCGCCGTGGTGGCATACCCGGCCAAGTCGATGTTCCAGACCGACATGCTGGCGCTGCGGCTGATCCTGCCGGTCAATTGGTGTCTGCGCCGCACCGGCGTGGTCGCTTGGGTCGCGGGCGTGACTTGGTAGCCCGCGATACCGCTCAACCTTAACAAGGAACCAAACCGATGACCGACGAACACACCAAGGCCGACGCCGCCGCGAAGCAACAGCAAGAGGCGACGAAAAAACACGCCGAGGACATGAAAAAGCGACTCGCGGACGAGCGCACCGCCCGCGAAAAGGCGTCGAAGGAAACCGCCAAGACGGCGGGCGAGGCGAAGCCAACGCCGACGCAAGAGGAAAACGACCTTACGGCGTTGGGCGTTCATCTCGAGGAACATGAACCGGACGGCTCGCCGCCCGACCTTCATGTGCCGCCCGATGTGTACGGGACGCTGCCGCAAAACAAAAAGCTGGAGGCCGACAAGCCGAGCGGCGGCTACACCACAAGGACCGCGCAGCCGAAACCATGACGGTGCGCGGTTTCATCTCAAGGATTGCGGGCCAGCTCGTCGCCAAAGGTGAAGGCGACTATCGGGCTGGCCCGTACTATCTGCCGGTGACCGGCGGGTGGCTGCCCGACGGCGCACCGGACAATTGGTGGCAGCTCGGCATGTCACCGGCGACCGGCGGCCAAGGCGCGATGGTCGAGGCTTGCGTCTCGGCGTATTCGCAAACCGTGGCGATGTGCCCCGGCGATCACTGGCGCTTGCAGGACAACGGCGGGCGCGAGCGGGTCACCACCTCGGCGCTGTCGCGAATCTTGCGGCGGCCCAACGATTATCAATCGATCTCGGATTTTTTGCTCAACGCAACGCGCGGGCTTTACCTCACCGGCAACGCTTACGCGCTGGCGCTGCGCAACGACCGTTACGAGGTCGACGAGCTGCATCTGATGAATCCCGATCTAAGCTATCCGCGCGTGGCTTACGATGGCGAAATTTTCTATGCGCTCGGCGGCAACGATGTGCTGTCGCGCCGGATCGGCTCGCTTGAGCAATTGATTGTGCCGATGCGCGACGTGCTGCATATCCGGTTGCACATCGTGCGCAGCCGGTTTCCGACGCCGCTGGTCGGCGAGTCGCCGATCCTGGCCGCCTATAACGACATCGCGGTCAGCGGGGCCATCGGCGCACAACAGGCAAGTTTCTATCGCAACGAGGCGCGCCCGAGCGCCGTATTGCAAACCGATCTGGTCATGGACAAGGATCAGGTCGCCAAGGTGCGCGACGCCTGGAACGATCAAGCCAAGGGGATGAACCGCGGCGGCACGCCGATCCTGACCGCGGGCCTCAAGGTGACGCCGTGGGCCGTGGCGGGCAAGGACGCCGCCACCGCGGAAATGTTGAAGCTATCAAACGAGGCCATCGCGCTGGCGTTTCGCATCCCGATGCCGATCCTTGGGCTCAACACCGGCGCGGTCAATTCGACCGAAAGCCTGATGCAGCAATGGAAAGCCTCGGGCCTCGGCTTTGCGCTCAACCACATCGAGGAAGCGTTTGGCTTGCTGTTCGATCTCAGGGGCCAGCCCGAGGAATACATCGAGTTCGACACCGCGGCGCTGTTGCGCTCGGCGTTCAAGGATCGCATCGAGGGGCTGG